GCACTCTACCCCGCCACAACCCCCCGGGCCGCCTCCGCGAGCATCCAAAGATAAATCGCAATAACTACTGCAATCACTGCGGTGGTGGCGTACTTGTGCATGCTTGCTCCAGGGCCTCCGCGGCAGCTTCAATCATGCTGCAACCGGCGGCTGTGAGGTTGATAGACCATTGGACTGGTTGATGTGTGGCATCATATGCCACGGGGCGCAGCGCGGCAAGCAATGCCCGCAAGTCTTGCGCGATGACAGCAGTTGCGGCTGTCATTCGCAGTCACCCCAGCTTTTCGTGGACGCCACCACACCAACTGGGATGTGGAGGGGGTCGGCGTATGGCACAGGCACTGTGGCGCATTCCTGTATCTTCCGCAGCGCCCAGTCGCCATAGACGCTCTGGAACTGCCCCATCAGGCTATCGTGGACTTGGAGGAGCACTTGAACTTCCTTCAGGTTGTTGTAGATGTTGACGTATGCGCGGTTGATGAGGCAAGCCACGGTGGACTGTGGGATCCAGGCAACAGCTTGGTTGAAGATCGTGCCTTCGATCTTATCGAAGAAGTAGTTGCGGTAGCCCCAGGCATTCTCCACGTAGCGACGGCCCTTCACTTGCGCCTTGATGTCCTCCTGCCAGCGGCGAATCTCCGGGGCGAGGCCGAAGTACCAGCGCTGGATGCGTTCGGTTTCATGCACTAGGAGGCCGATGCGGGGGGCGATGCCTTCTGCGGTGCCCAGGTAGTTTGTACCATGGCACAGTGACTTGAAGATGCCGTATTCCCGTGGGTGGGACTTCTTTGTCATTGTCGAGTCGCGGTAATACTCCCGCATCACCTCAATGTAGGGCTTGCGCCCAGCTTTGAAGTGCTCCTTCATCCAGGCACAGTCGCTCTCCCAAGTCACAATTCGTAGGTCAGCACTGTCCAAGTCGATATCGAAGATGGTGTGTCCAGGGTCAGGGATGAAGAGCTTGCGGACGTTGGGGAGGACTAGGCCGCCTTCCGCAATACCACCTTTGGGGATGTTCTGGCAGTTGAGCCCAGTGCCGAAGGCATTCTTGCTACTGCTGAAGCGGTAGGTTTCCGTCCCGGCGATGTTGAAGTTCGTTCGGATTCTGCCATCGGTGTCAGTCGCAGCCATGACGAACGTGCTGTGGAAGACACCGAGGCTGCGCAGTTCGGTGATGGTGCGGCAGACAGGGGCGAGGATTGGTTCGCGGGAGGCGATCTTGTGCAGTGCCTCGTCGTTAGTTGTGACGCTCAGCCCACCCTTGGCGTTGCGCTGTCGAATTTCCTGCTGCCCCATGTCGAGGTAGAAGAACTCCGCCATTTGCTTGGGTGATTTGATGTTGATGTCCTGGCCGGTGACATCCAGCAGCCAAGCCTCACGGGCGGCAACTAGGGATTGGAGTTCGGCGGAGACCTCCATGCGAGCATCAGCATCGAAGCGAATGCCGGTGAGCATGGTTTCGAGCACTGCAGGGCGGAGGGACTGCTGGAAGGCATTGACCTCCTGCATGCCAAGCCCAGCTACCACCCCCCGCAGCACATCACAGATTGCATAGGTTCGCACAGTGTCAGTGCAGTTGTATCTCCAGTAGCTGTCCTCCCCCTCCCCCTTTGGCCCTGTCGTCCAGTTTGTCCGGTCATCCTTCCAGTGCAGGTGGTCCTCCAGGTACATGCTGCTGAGGAATGAGAGGTTCTTCGGCATGTTGCTGAAGCAGCTATGCTGCATGAGCATGGTGTCGACGACGCTGGGGCAGCGGAAATGCCAGTGGCGGTGGATGTACTGCTCGTCGTAGTTCCAGTTCTGCCCACGGATGGTGATGAGCTGGCACAGACGGTAGATGAGGTAGACGAGGGCAGCTTCCTCCTCCTCCGACCAGTAGCCCTCTGGCTTGTTCTGATCCATGAGGGGGATGCAGATGGCCGTGGTGGGGGAGGAGGCGAAAGCGATGCAGGAGATGTGGCCGGCGCGGGTCTCGATGTCTGCTGCGAGTTCGAGGCGCACGCCGGTGGCAGCGGCCTCGGAGGCTTGCGTCAGGAGGCTAGTGAGGGCGGCTTCGGCTTGCGCAAAGCTGGGGTGGATGAGGAAGTCGTACGCAGGGCGCACAATCTCCGGGGAGGCTGCCTGCCGCTTCACGCGCTTGAAGTCATGCACGATGAGAGGGCGCTGCCGCCACTGCGCATGCAGGATCGCAGGGCTTAGGGTGGGGATAACCTTCAACCCCGGCAGCAGAGTACTCTCCATCACGCTGCTCCGCCACTCGCCCACACCCCACTGGCCAGTGAGGGCCCACAGGGCGAGGTTGCCGACAGCGACGACGACGTGGGGGCGGACGGCTTCGAGTTCCTTGCGCAGCCGCGTAATGCCGGCAACAACTGCCGGCAGCACCCACTCGCCGTTGTGCAGCACGTGCTCGGCGGTAACATCCTTCTTGGCCGTTGGCATGAGGCCCTCAATGCGGCCCTGGGGTGCCCTGGTATCCACCACCATGGTGAGGAAGCAGTGACTGCGCTCAATGCCAGCTTCTGCAAGGATGGAGCTGAGTTCCAGCCCAGGGTTGCCACAGAATGGCATCCCACGGGTGATGTCAGCTTCGTGCGGGAATTCCCCGACGATAGCGATGCGGGCGTCCAGCGGCCCTGTGGGGTGGATGTGCATGCCGCCTCCTCAACGCTGCAACATGTTCAGAAGCTCTTGGCCCAGCGCGGCACCACCAGTCGGAGCTGGCTTGTCCAAGTCCTGAATGCGCTGCAGGCAAATCCCGTAGTATTCCGGATTCATCTCAATCCCCACTGCCTTGCACTTGAAGGTGTGCGCGGCGGGGAAGATGGTGCCGGAGCCAGCAAAGCAGTCGAGCACAGAATCCCCAGGGCGTACGCTGCGCAGAAGCAGATTCTCGTACAGCGCAACTGGCTTTTGCGCGCCATGCTGCAGCCCGGCATCCGCTGTCGTAGCAGTGACATCAGGGTAGATAGCTGTGGTCTTTTTGTGTCCCTTGATCGCATATAGCATTACCTCGTATTGGCGGCGTGGGCCTTCGTCAGGCAGTGGCACCCGACCGCTGTTTGGCTTGGTGTGGATAAAGGGGGTGCGGAAGACATACCAACCAGCTGCGCGCATCAGCTCGCGAAGCTTGGGGAAGTTGTCGATGTCGCAGAAGACGTAGGCATGGGCCTCAGGCTTGGCGACAGCGTAGGAGAGCGGGCACCACTCCTGCATCAGGGCGAGCCAGCTGTCATAGTCATCCTTGTAGTGGTGGGTGTTATTGGCCAAGCGACCGTCCCCACCGTCGCCGAAGCTATCCGCGCCCATGCCGTAGGGTGGGTCAGTGAGGATGACATCGAACTGGCCTGGTGGGGCACGGCGCATCCAGTCCAGGCAGTTGATGTTGTGGACTTCATGCAGGGACTTGGTGAAGGTGGCGCCAACGGAGGCAGCGAGGGCGGTGTTTTTCTGTGCGGTTTCCTGTCGCTTGAGGATCTTGAATGCCTCCTCGGCGCTCTTGGCCCGGGCGACTTCGGGGTTGTCGAGGTGCCTTGCGACGATGAGGTCCTTGCGCACAGCGTCTTGGTAGGAGCCGTCACTGCGACCACGGACCTCGGCGGCAGTGTCGGCGACAGTGTGGATGCGCCCGGCGGCCTGGGCCTGGGCACTGCGGAGAGTGTGCAGGCGGGCCATTGCCGCGGCGCTTTCCTGCCAAGTGAGGTTCGCACGGCGGGCGTTCTCCTCCAACTCAGCTTCCTCCGCCTCTAGCGGGGAGAGCTGGCCAAGAGTGGTGTAGGGGACTTGGCCCTCTGGGATTTCCTGGTTGTTGTAGCGGAGGGTGCCGCCGAGCATCCACATCTCACGCAAGGCACGGAGTCGGCGCTCACCAGCCACAAGAGTGAGGCCTTCGGGAGCTTCGCGGAGCACAACCGCGTGCAGGAGTCCCTTGTTCCTGATGGCTTCAGCGAGTTCCATCAGCTCGATTGGCTGGAACTCCTTGCGCTGCCGGTCAGGGGGGATGATGATAGCGGAGACTGGTGTGGTTTGCATAGCTTGTCCGGAAAAAAGGCCGCACAAGGCGGCCAACAGATGGTGGTGGGGGGAGGGGGAAGGGGGCCGCAGCCCCAAGCATCAGGCGCGGGCCACAGCCTTCACTTCCGCGAACACATCCGTATCCGTGACACGGTGTGCTACACTCACCTTGGCCATCAGGCCAGGCAGCATATCGAAGGTGAAGCGCTCTCCGGGGGCGTTCTTCCCCACAGCTTCACGCAGGCGGCCCAGGCCGATGTTCTTGCCCTTGCTTTCGTCCACACCGCCGCTGGGGGTGAGATCGAGCATGATGCCCTGCTTGCAGGTCACGGTATCGCGTCCGAGGTACTGCTTCACATTGGCGTCTTCGATGGACCAGAACACATCCAGGGCTACGCCGGTTTGCGTGCCGTCCTTGGACTGCCACTGGCGGGCGGCGATCTTGTCGATGATGGCGAGGTACTCACCAACGGGCACGGGGGTGACTTTGGTGTCATTGCTGGAGGTGATGGCAGCGGAGAGGAAGGATTGTGCGTCGAAGGACATGGGAGGTTCCAGTAGGTTGGAGGGGGTGGAGGCTCACGCGGCAGAATTGCTGCGTGAGTGGATGAATTGTAGGTAGTGGGAGGGCGCTGTGCAAGGGCGAAGATGGCAGTTTTGATACTCGCGCGCATTACGATGGAGTAATACGCGCGAGAAACCGCCAGCCTCCTCTCACACTACCCCGCCACGCGATGCCCACTTCTGCACAATGGCCCGGAAGTCCGCCGGCAGCCCTTGCGCAATGGCAAGATTCCGCGTCTTCACATCCGCCATTGCACTACCTGTGTCCCAGGTGAACTTCGACCCCTCCCGCACGGTGAGAATGACATCACTGAACATCGGGGGGAGCTTCGGTGCAAGGGCCTTGCCGAGGGTGCTGACCATGAGCTTCACGCCTCCGAGGACGGCGTCCACTTCCCGCTCGACGTGGGCGATGAGGATGAAGTGACAGCGGCAGTTGTCAGTGAGCATGCGCACGATTTTCTCCACCTGGTCTTGCGCAATGCCCCAGTCCGCTTGGCTCTTCACCGGCTTGCCACCGACGACAAGGGACATTGCGGCGCGAGCAAGGCCTGCCATGCCGTCAATGACGAGGGCACGGGAGGGAGTCCAGCTGTCCACACAGCCAAATGCCTTCCCAGTGCGATCATCGGGGAAGTTGTTCAGGCTCTCGATGAGCTTCAGGAACTGGTTGTGCTTGCCACGGTTGGGGTCAGACATCTTGGCGAGGCTGTCCAGGGCCATGGTGTTGACCTTCGTCGCGCTGTCGAGGAAGTCAGCGAAGCTCGCACGCGGGGCTTCAAGATTGTGCCAGTGCAGGTTCTCCGGGATCGGCTTGCCGCGGTCGGTGAAGTAGCCGAGGAGGGATTCGAGGCCGGGTTCCAGGCCGAGGTAGAACACCTCCACACCAGCTTCGACGAGGGTGCCGATGGCGTGGGTTTTGCCAGTGCCAGCAGGGCCCATGAGGAGGCAGTTGAAGCCGGGGAGGGCGCTGGCCAGGGCTGGCGCTGTTGCGGTGGCTGTTGCGGTGGCTGTTGTCATGGCTGTAGATATCGCTCGTAGTAGTTGAGGTGGAGGGTGAGTTCCTGCAAGAGCAGCTCACTAGGGAAGGCGTCAGTGTAGGCGGATTCGTAGTCCCAGATGCTCCCTGGGACATGCAGCCCACTGCGGGGGGTGCACTGCGTACAGCACCCTGGGATGGCTCGCCAGGAGGCGGTGGGGCCGCCAAGGTCCTGCAGCACAACAGGCGCGGTACCGTACACTGTGCCGCATTCTACGCAGTAGAAGAGCTTGCTCAGTGGTGTACCGACAATATCCCTGTCGCAGAGGAGTGGGCCGCGAGGGGCACTGCCATGGCAGTGCGTGCCGGTGAGGAAGTACTGTTGCATGGCAGGCGGCGGCTGTCAGCCGAGGTTGCTGAGGAGGGCGCGGAAGCTGTCGTTCATGGCCAGGGCGTCTTCGGGCGTGGCAGCGACTGCGGGGGGTGAAGCCCCAGCCGGGACCTCTGCCTCCCGCGAGTACCCCCAGCTCGCCTCATACTCCTGCACGGTGAGTTCCTTCCGTGCCAGCGGATCCCAGACCTTCGGCGCGAAGTACACCGGCAGCCAAGTCTCCGGATCGCTGCTCTTGCACACGCGGGTGAAGCTGCACCCGCCGTAGTCCGTGCAGGCGCCGTCGAGGTTCCAGTCCCACACACCACTCTCCCAGCACTGCAGCATGCGCTTGATATCACGCACAACCTGCTGCTCCCACCGCTCGACCTCGTACTCGCTGCGGTAGGTGGGGACTTCAAGGGTGTCGTACTTGGTCTTGAGGATGCTCACACCCCGCACAATCGCCCCTGCGGTTTTGATGCCCTGCTTCGCCGCAGCCCAGCAATAGCCGGTGAACTGGCTGCGGTGCTCCCACTGGCGCGCCCAGCTGGTGCCGAGTGAGGAGGTGGTTTTTTCATCGTAGACATACACACCCCCCGCCCGCTCGGCGATCATGTCGCTGCGGCCCGTGTAGAGGATGGGGTTACCCGTGGTAGGGTGCATGATGGGGAGGGGTTCCGCGAACGAGAACTCGATCCCGCGCCGCCCCCCTGGCAACGTAATCGGCACCGCACCGTCCGCGCCGAGGGGGTACTGCGCGAAGTAGAATTCCAGCGCACCACACATCCGTTCCGGGCTCTTGGCACTGTCTGAGGGGCACTGGAAGTCACCGTAGTGGCGCAGGAGGGCAATGAGGCCGGCGGCTTCGGCGTCGGCAGCAGCCTGCCCTTCCACGTAGAAGGCATGCCGGGCAGCTTCGATGCCGGCAGCGAAGGCGCCTCCAGCGACAAGGTGCACGGATTGCTCGATGGGCTTCCAGTGCTCGACATACTGGCGGAAGAACTTCTGTGGACAGCTGCGGAAGGTTGCCAGAATGGTGCTGTCAACCGTAGGCGGGAAGAAGGGGCGGGCGGTCATGCGAGCACCTGCACTTCCGGCACTTCGCGCGACTGCAGCAGCAGTGGCTCATGCACAGCCTCGTCCATGCCACGTCGTACAGCTGCGGCGTTGTCGCGTGCAGTTGCGCAGACTTCGTCGGAGATGACCTTGAAGATGTTGGAGAGGGCACGGTTACTGAGCTTGAGGGTTTGCTGGCCTTGCGCGGACTTCAGCTCCACGAGGCCAACCAGTTGGTTGGGGTAGTCGCTGTCGTAGCTGGGACGGCGCGCGACTGAGAGGGATACAACTTGCATAGGAGGTTCCTGTTATTGCGCTACAGGAGCGTAGCCGGCAGGGGCCGTATGGCAGCCCCTGGGAGGCTAGGCTCACAGTTCGCCGAGGCCGTCCAGCAGTGCGTCGCTGTCAATGGGGGCAGCTTTGGCTTTTGCCGTCGCCTTCTTCGCCGTGCTTGCCGCGGAGATACTGCTGGCCGCAGTGCGCTCTTTGCGGATGGCTGCAATGGCTTGGCGCATGGTTTCCTGGGTGATGGTGCCGTCGAGGCATTGCTGGCGCCACAGCTGGATATGGGTAGGGATGACAGTTGACATGGTGGGAGGGGTTTCTCGTGGGCGTTACGGTGGAGTAATACGGGTGAGTAATCCTACCCCACCCGTGCGCAGTGCATACTGCCTACATGCACAGTCTTACGCCAAATACAGCCGCTTCGTCGGGCGTGTGCAGGCCACGTATAGGCACTGGAACGCCTCCTTCCGGCTGCGATTCAGCAGGATGTCGCCATAATCCACCCACACATTCTCATAGGTGCTGCCCTGCGAGCGGTGGGCGGTGATGGCGTAGGCGTACTTGATGTCGTGGAAGAGTTCCTTCAGCTCCCAGAACTTCTTCCACATGCGCGGCTGTGCGCGGGCGTCGTGCGCGAGGGTCTGGCAGTCGTTCTCGAAGGTGGCTTTGGACGCCGGGTGCAACACCAGCAATCGTACCAAGCGGTTGTCTTCCGTGCGGCACTTCAACTCCAGGGCTTTGTATTTGGGCTCCAGGGGGTGTTGGCACTCCAGCACGCCTTCCACAAGCGCTTCGTCATCAGTAGAGAGAAGCTGGTCTTCGCCCCGGATGCACGGGGAGGCTGCGACAATGCGGTCGCCAAGGAGGTAGAAGCCGGGGACTGCCGTTGCGCCGAAGATCGCGGAGCGAATCAGGTCGTTGTACTCCCCCACTCGGACGTTGCGCCAGGCGATAACCTTGCCCTTACTGCCATCCGCGAAGGTGCCGGCGGCAGCAGCCTCATACACGCTCTGTTTGAAGGCCGGCTTCGAGAGCTTCCACACCCCCTCGCCGTCACTGTGCGCACTCTTGATGGTGATGCACGGGGCGATGCTGTCCATGACCGTGCGGACCTCCGTCGCCAGGGCCAGGATCTGGTTGTCGTGCCGCATCACAGTCGTGAGCGCGGCGCCGGTGGGGAGCCTATCCACAGGGGATTCTGGCTCACCTACTGGCGGAAGCTGCGCACGGTCACCGACAAAGATGACCTTGAGGTGGTACTTCGCGCAGGTCTCCTCCAGGATGCCGAATAGGTGCTTGTTCACCATCCAGCCTTCGTCCAGGAAAATCACATCATAGGTGGTGAGGTCCACAGACGCCTTGCCGGTGGTGAGTTTCTTCACCTCCCCGCTTTTGTCGATGCGCAGGCCAAGGAGGCTGTAGATGGTGCTCGCTTCCCCAGTGACGCGGCGGAGTTCCTTAGCGGCCTTGTTCGTAGGCGCAGTGTAGGCGAAGCGGGTGTGCGAGTTGCTGGCGCGGGCCACAACCTCCCGCAGGCAGAAGGTCTTGCCGGTGCCTGCGAAGCCGCTGAGGGTGAAGAAGGGGGAAGCAGGGTCCGGGTCGGCGATGAAGGACAGCATGGCGGAGACTGCAGTTTGCTGCTCAGGGTTGAGGCGAAAGGCAGCGGACGCTGCGGAGATGGCAGACACAGTGGTGGTGTCGATTGTTTGCATGGAAGGGGACTTTCTGTCAGGGCATGGCCCTGGTAGTGGGGGGGGGGCGAGGGGCTACAGGGAAAGATCGAGTTGCTGTGTGCCTTCGAGGAAATGCGTGCCCTCGAAGTACAGGTTGTAGCCGAGTTCATGCGCGAGCTTCCACTCCAGCACGGCCCCGCGGCTGTTGTTCCAGCCCTGGAGCATGTAGATGCTGTCGCAGTAGGTGAGTTCTCGCAGGCCGAGGCGGAGCCAGTGCTCCCAAGGGTGTTCGACGAGGGCCTGTTGCCAGAGACTGGTGGGGCTGAAGCAATCGTAGCCAGCTGTGGTGATGCGGGAGGCGGCAGCGAGGAAGGCGGCCCGGTTGTACTCCGGCAGCCCTGTCATAGGACCTGCGATGTAGATGCGGCTGCGGTAGGTGGCGGTCACAGCAGAGGCTCCTGAGCGGTAGCAGCCACGCCATGCCTGTCGAAGTGCGCACGCACCAGCATGGTGAAGAACTCTTGCTTCGCCCCCAGCGGGGCTTTGCCCTCCAAGGTGCTGTGCAGCTCAGCTTCGATGCGCTGCGCGAGGTCTTCCGGCAGGCCGACATTGAAGTACACAGTGCGGAGGGTCTTGCGGGGTCTGGCCATGGGGTTACTCCCAGTTCTTTGCGTCAAGGGCGCCGTTGCAATAGCCTGCGAGGTAGGCTTGCAAGGCAGTGTAGAGGGTGCGGAGGGTGGCAGGACCGATGATAGTGCGGCAGCTTCCACTGCGTTCGGTGATTTCCAGCAGACTGTAGCTGCCGCCACTGCCATTGAGGTGGAAGTTCCCGGGGTTGGCCCCGGGGCGGCTAATGGTGTGGGGGGTTGCCGGGCGGTTGGCGACAGTGTTGAGGCGGTCAATGACTGCTTCGACTTCGGGGATGGTGAGGCGTCTGGGCATGGCGGTTGTGGTTTGGATTGCCGTCACTGCACTGCACCGTAACCGTGCCCAGCCACACACGCTGGGCACATCGCCACCGGCAGATGCGCTTTCATCACCCGCACCTCGCGCGGCAGGGTGGCGTCTTTATGTGCAGCCTCCCGCACCCAGCGGTCTGTGTGCAGATTCTTGTGACGATCCCTGCGGAAGAGGCCGGTGAAGAGTCTGGCAGGGGGTGCCCCGCACACGCAAGCCTGTTCTTCGAACACCGCAACATTGGCTTGCGCTATCCACTCCACCTTCAGCTCCAGCTTCTGCACCTCCGCCAGGAGTTCTGCACGCTGTGCCTGCTGGAGCAACCCAGCGGCGAGGCTTTTGCGGCCCGCGGTGAGGTCTTTGCGGGCGATGGCAAGGCCCGTGCTTTCGGCCAGAAGGTCTTCGAGGTCGGCTAAAGGGTCGGCGGCTGGTGCAGCAGCTGCTGCAGCGGCAGTTGCGTGGATGGGGTGGGGGTGCATGGTTGAGCCTCGCAGTGTGCCCCTTGCGCGGTGTGCGTTGGGGATGTATGGATTATGCGGGTTTCTCGCGTGAGATGCAACCCAGTAATGTGCGCCGGGGCCAAGACTGGTTTCTCGCTCGCATTACTCTGCCGTAATGGGCGCGAAAAAACCCCCGAAGGCTTCCGCCCTGGGGGTCCATGCCGCTATTGCGGCAGCTTTCACACTGCGGGCTGGAGGCTCAATCCCCCGCAGCCCTTGCGTCAGCCCGTGATGCCATCCAGCAGCGCGTCGGTGTCCACGCCTTCCTTGGGCTTCTTGGTCTTGGCGGCTTCCAGGCGCTGCACGATGGGGGCAATGCGCGGGTTGCTGCGCAGCGCGACCTTCTCCGCTTGGCTCTTGCCGGCCAAGAAGCCGCGGATTTCCTCCGCGCTCTTGCCGGTGAACTCCACCAGGGCCTTGGCCAGGACGCTGGCACCGGCCAAGGCCGAGGCTTCACGCTTCACGCCCCACTCGCCAGCGTGCAGGCGGTCGATCAGCTCATCCACGGCCAGGATGGCGTCGTCCAAGTCCTTGATGCCGGCGGCTTCATCGCCGACCTTCTGCTCGGCGCCGTGTGCCGCGAACTTGTGCAGCATCTCGGGGGTGATGGTCAGGGTGCGGGTTTCTCCGTTCACGAAGTCGAAGCGGACTTGCGGGAGGGCGTCGGCAGGAAAGAGGGAGGTCTTCAGGATGCGACGGGCGCCGGGGAATTCGACGATGCGGCCGTCGTCCATGGTGACGGTGGTGTAGTTGATGGGTTCGCGTGCGGCCATGGTGGCTCCTATGGGTGGTTGGTGAGGGTGAGGGGTAGGCTACCGGGGGGGGAGATGGTGTGTGGTTATCGCCCCCCACTCCTCCCCCGGGCCATGTGGCAATACTACCCCATGCGACGAAGCCTCACAACAACTACTTCCCAGGGGTGGCTTGCCTCCGCGCTCGGAGTTCCGCGAGCTTTGCCAGGAGGAGTTCCTGGGTGCTGGGTGGTGGGGCGGTTGGGGCAGCAAGGGCAGCCGCGAGGCACAGTGCCTCTGGGGTAGCTGCACGTGGCTGGAACACCAGGGCGTCGTCCTGCAGCATCAACGTGAAGGTGTCCGCGAGGGGGGCCTCGGGATCGGCTTCAGCACGCAGGGCAGCGAAGAAGCCGTAGAAGCGCCGGCGCAGGTGCATGGGGGAGCAGCCAGAGGTGGCGCACACGCGGAAGGGGGCAGTGTGTGGTGCGAGGGCGGCTGCTCGAAGGGCTGCACGGAACTCCGCTGGGTACTGGGAGGATCGGCTGGGAGTGGTCATGTGGCCTCCTGTTGGCTGTTGCCGGGCGGGAGTTCGCCAGGGGGGAGGAGGATGGCCCAGCCCACTGCATGGCTGTTGGAGGGCATGGTGCTGTGGCTGTGGGAGAGGAAGGCACTGAAGGCATGGCCGAAGGCTGTTGCAGCCTCACGTGTGCGAAAGACTGGCGTGGAGTCTCGCGTAAGCGCCCAGACAGTCTCTGGAGAGCCGGCGAGTTCCTGCGCACGCAGTGGGGCTTCCACCCACGCATCCCCTAGCTGCAGCCACAGCACCACAGGCACCACAGGCACCACAGGCTTCCGCCTGTACTCATAGCCTGGGCGCCAGCGCGGATGGGACAGCAGTGGCTGCCACGCAGGTACGGCAGGGGTGTGCGGGGATTGCCCTGGCAGTCGCGCCGGGCGGGTTTCCCACAGCATCCAGGGGGTGGCGGAGGTGCGACAGTCGGCCAAGTACTGCTCCATTAAGGGGAGGTGTGGGGTGTGAAGG